GCTCAATGCGTAAGAGCCATTAGACGCTATGTAGGCTGTAAATATTGATGTATCACCATTGCTTATCATTCCCGCCAACGTGGACATATCCAGCGTAAGCGCACCTGTTACATTGTAGGTTGCTACAGACCTGGCAGGGCTATCGTATGTGCCGCTGACGGACAATGCCGCATAACGCTCTAACGTGATGTTGACGTTGTTTAAGCTCTGCTCCGCTGTCCATGTGTTAGAGTCTGATGTTTTGGCATAACCATCAAGCGATTGGTGTTGTGTCAAATAACCTGCATCGTTTGCAAACGCCGATACCTTTGTTGGAATGTCAGGCTTATCTTTTAAATCATTGTAACTCCCAGACGTTGCTACGCCCGCAACATCATTTTTGCTCAGCTTGTCGGCTAACATTGCCTTAATTTTGCCATAAAAATACGCCAAGCCATCTAAATCTACTAGTTTAGCCATTTTGTACATCACCTCCGTAGCCTACCAAGACAAAACCGCCTGTGCCACCGTTTCCGCCTGCCCCGCCAACAGTAATCGTATAGGTTTGACCTGCGGTAACGGCAGCATATTGGCTATCATAACCGCCCGAGCCGCCGTAGTTGCCACCCTTGCCGTAATCACCATTCGCCTTATCAAACGATAACGCAAAACCTGCGGTTGTTTTATTGCCGTCAGACGCATAGCCGTTAGGATTGCCACCGTTACCATACGTCCACGCCGAGCCGCCCTCGCCACCTGTCGCGAACAAATCAAACGCTCGTGTATCGCCGCCTGTGTTGCCTGCGCCAAAAGCACTCTTACCAGCACCGCCACCGCATACGGCTACCCTTACACGAGTAACGCCGTCAGGGACAGTAAACGTATAATTTCCCGCTGTTGTCCATTGTTGCTCTGTGTAAGGCACAGCAACGCCGCCACCGCTCTCATGTTTCGTAGTGATTGCGTACGTCACGCCGCCTATGCTGACACGTCCTGCCGTAGCGTTTGCGTCGCTAACATCTTTTAGCGCAACATAGCCATTGCCGACATGCAACGCTTTGTCACCTGCTTCGGCAGCCGTGCTATATATGTTGCATCCTACCGCCGTACCGCCTGTTTTTTGTATGTACAATTTAGCCATGCTGTCACCCTATCCATATCTTGCCGCCGGGAATGTTTAATGTTTTGGTTACATTCAAGGTTTCGACGGTGATTTCGTTGTTATTCGGCAATGTGCCGACACCCGCTAAAGCTAGCGCATTGTCAATCTCATCATAGCTCGCTATCTCGCCCTTTTGCATCACGCCGACAACCTTTTTGCCGTCTGCCGCTGTCGCTGTGATTCCCTCTGCCAAATCGTTGGCAGTGACGGTGTCGCTTGTCAAATCGACAAGCGTGCGACCGCCATAAATAATTTTATTTACTGCCATTTTTTATACCTCTTATTAGCCGATTGTTACAGTCAAGCCGCCTTGCGGATTGTCACTCTCATTATACGGGATTGCATTTACAGTGACCTGCGAGAGGTAATTAAATCCCTGTGCGCTGTCGGGCAAAATAGTCTGCACTGTTGTCTTAGGGGTAGCAGTCTTAGTTTGCGCCTTGGCACTCTCCGTGCCAGACATTGTACCTGTTACGCCTAAAATGCTTACGCCAGCTCTGATATTGGTTGCAATAATTTTAGCCTGCTCTGTTGCGCTGATTTTAACCTTGCCTGCGCCATCATGATAGCCAATAGGCACGGTGTAGCTGTCAGCTTTTTTGCTGATTTCACCGCTGACAGCGCCATTGTTCTTCATCTCGCCTGTGATTTTTACGCGATTGACATAGGCTGTCTTTCCGGCAAGGATTTCTGCGCCTGTTGCTGTTGCATCGGATGTATCAGCGTTGTATGTGCATGCGCCTACAATCGGCGCACCGCTCTTATCATGAGCGGTTGCACCTTTCAAAATCTTGTCTGCTGTTACTGTATCGGCGGTTAAATCAATTAATGTTTTGCCGCCATACACAACCTTGCTAATATTTTTTTCAGCCATAATTTACTTCGACCTCACTTCCTATGTATGCCGTGATTCCGTCGGAAAGATTCGACGTTTCAAAATACGGAATTTTTTCAACCGTAATATTTTTTGTTAATTGTTTGTTCGCTGTTGGTAATATCTGCACTTCATGAGCTTCAGAGTGTACCACGTATTCACCGTCATAGATTTCCACTCCGGCAACACTTCGAGCGGACAATGTGCCGCGTAGCGTTGCTGATGTTGCTGACAATGTGCCGTGTAATTTTTCCATCAGTACGTCACCTCTTCCAGGATGCAAAATTCGTGTGGTGGAATAATGGTATCAACGTACCCATCTGCACGTTTGAGCTCTATATCGTAGATATACGCCCCAAATGTTAAGCCTTCGGTGTCCGACGGATTGATGGTTAATTCACCGCCCGTGATAATCTTCTGCAGTACGATGTTTGGATTTCTAACAGTCCTGCGTACTGTAAAAGTTAAAACATCATCATCGTTTAACGCAACTTCTTTGCCATTCATGTCGGTAACAGTGATGCTAAATTGTCCACTGTCGCCTCGGATTAAGCTGATGTTGTTATCATTCACTCGGAACACTCTCGTCACCTCCCAAAGTTATGGCGTTCACCTCGTCAACACTCTTGCATGCATCTACTTCAGCCTGTTTCGCCCATCCTGCCTGCTTGCATGAGCCTATATGCATCGACAAGTCCGCCATCCACTGCATGACCTGTGACGGCTTAAGCCAAAATATTTCCTTGCTGTTCTTACCTTCCGCAATGCCACGGACCGGGCAGCCATCGGGATATTTCTTTGCAAACAATGGTGTTTCTACATTCAAGGCAATGCCCTGCATGGTAAGTTGCGTTTCCTTGTCACTGTCATAGCGTACAGGTTCGCCACTTGCCTCGCTTACAAAACCGCCCGTGATGCTGGATGCCGTCCACTGTGTAACCTCATATAGCTTGCGCTGCTTAGCGTACCACAATGGCTCAACGTCTGTGTATTGCTCCCACAGGCTACACCATGGATAATATACACGCTCGTTGGCTTTTATCGGGCAAGGTGCATTGACAATGTTTATTATTTTGTTGTTTTGGTCGACTATGCAAATCATTTATAACGCCCCCAGTTGTTTGATAGTGATCGTACCAGCCTCGCCGTCAACAGCAACTTGATAGCGATCCCACGTTCTTTCACCAGCTATTCCACCAGCAGCACTAACAACAGCATTATTTTTTATAGTATTACTTATAATGATAATCGTGCCACCGCCACCACCACCACCGGGAGCAGTATAATAGCTGTTTCCATTTTCGCCATTGCCACCATCGGCAGAAATCTTACTGCCTTCCAATAAGGCGACCTCGGGAGCAATAATTGATATGCCATATCCGCCACCCCCACCACCGCCAGACGTATACCCGGAAGAAGCAATAGCACCACCGCCGCCACCACCACCATTGCCGCCATAAGCGTTGCTTATGCTAACACATGAGTTGCCGCCTGCAGCGCCTTTGGTGCTGTTACTTCCACCGCCTGCACCACCGTAGCCACCGCCCGTTCCGTCTTGTCCTGCTGTGGCATCTCTGCGCTTGTCGCTATTGTCATCGCCAGTTATCCAGCCGCCATCGCCACCCATCGCACCACCTGCACCGCCTTTGCCATTTGCGCCAGGACTGCCGTTGCCGTTGATAGTGCCTGCTATAACAACACTGCCTGTTGCTTTGATAACTAATTGCTGATTGACACTTACGGTCACACCAGCTTTGATAAATACCCTTTTATAATTTTTCACGCCGCCAATAGTAATATCTGCGGACGGCATAAAATCGCCATCACTGCCATCACCTCTGTCAGTATACCAGCTAGGGTATTTATTGGACTGCACCGCAGCCAACGTACCCATGCCTGTATAGCTAATCTGCACAATCTTGCCAGCATCAACGGCAGAAAACTCAATAAGCCCTGTGTTCCAATTATCGTTGCCGTCTGCTTTGGTTGAGTAATCGGGGCGAAACTCCCCCGCTGCAGGAGTTGCCGCAACCTCGGTCAATGCTGATGCAGTGACTGCACCTGTTGAGCTGTCTACCCATACTGCTCGGATATTGCTCGGGTCCTGCTTATCGGGAACCTCGTTCAACCGTATTACATAGGGCGATACGCTTGGAATAAGATGCGTTTCCGTCAAATTGATGTAGGTTGTTGTTCCACCGTCACCTACGAACGGATTGATTCTAATATTACTAGGTTCACTCATTTGCTCGCCGCCTTTCCTGTTTTGTTTGTTGCCTGTTGAAGCAATTCATTGTTACGTGCATTGCGCTCTATATCCAGCAAATACTTGCTGATGGGAGGTGTCGGAGGTTCTCCAAGCTCCATATCACACGTAATTCCCTTATCACCGCTGACAGTGTATTTCAGCTTTGTGATGGGATATTTGCGAGCCTTGCCGTCTGTGTCTGTAATCAATGCCTGACCATCTACGGACAGCCTGCGCACCCAGAACACTCCATCAGGCTTCGGGTAGTTAAGCTCTACTCCGCCCACCTTAGCGGACAGCTTAGGCTCTTTCACCTTGTCAAGCTCTGACTGTCCCCAACGTTCTGCGTCCGCTGCTGTGTATGCTGTTGGTAACGTCCACACCGCCTCTGACACGCCGTATTGCTCTTGGCTCTGCTTATCCTCTACTGTTGCAAGCCAGCTCTCGCCTGCTTCGTCCACACTTGCACCCTTGATGCGAGCGTAATTCACTATCTTGCTTATATCTTGGTCGGGCAGGAAACTGTTCAAGTGCGCTCCTACCCAAAAGCGTGCCTCTTCGTTTATCTCGTCAGTACGTGGCTTGAAATAAAATTCGTGGTATTCATCCACGCCGTAAACAAAATCAGTCGCAAATTCGGAAAGCTGCTCTAAGGCTTCTTTAGCTGATACGCCGTCGAAAACAATCTTGCTTATGCGGTAACCGACATTGTAAATCTTGCTGCCGTTAAACACAATGCCTGTTTTTCGCTCAACGAGCCTGCAAATCTCTCTTACAATATCAGCTATTTCCCTGTTAGTGTATTCGGCAAATATCAGCACCTTGCCGAGCTTATCAAAAAAGCCGTAGCAAGTGATTTTGAAATCCGTGGCAGTGCCACCGCTGTCGGGGCGAGTCAAAACTTGCCCACTGTACCAAGGCCGCTTATCACCGAACAAATAAATATCTACTCGCTGGCCGTATGCAATCTCTGTAAACGCAGGGAACTGCTTAAACATAATCGTGCAGCTTCCACAGCCATTCTTTGCAAGTTCAAACTGCAGCTGCGAGAACGGATTGTTTTCTGTGCCGTTGGAAAATATAGCGGTCTTTGTGCCGTCCTTGTTGAAAAATATAACTTGAACAGCACCAGGGATATACGTGATACTGCCTGCAGTTCCGCCTCCGCCTGTTCCGCCGCCACCTGTGCCGCCTCCGCTTGTGGTTTTCTTTTTGCTTCCTGCCCCCCACACAAACGAGCCGTATAAGCTTGATCCGAAAATAATGTTGCTCATGCCAACCACCTATTACGCCATTTTATAACCACTTTGCCCTCGCTGCCTTTAATCTCATAGGTATTCGTTCCCGGCTTTGCAGTCAAAAAATGGCCACTGAAAGCATTGATAGCATTGTTTGCATCACGCCGCACTGTTCCTGCTTTGGTGTCTATAGTCAATACTGCAGGATTCGTGAGCAATGTGTCAGCCACACGCATCGTCTTGCCACTCTCAATGTGTTTGAACGTCACATCAGCCATTGTCATTCCGGTGCGAGGAACTAAAGCAATGCTCAATGGTGTATCTACAGAACCTGCGTTAATAATTGTTACTGTTGTTCCCTCATCGGGCAAGATATATCCTGCCTTGCTACTTTCGCTGTCTGCATACCTAAACGGGTCAGCCAGCAATAACGTAATATCAACATCAGCTCGCTGCCCTTGATAGCCTTTAATCCACTTTGCGCTGCTGGATGCCATGCAGGATACATTATAAAAGCCATTGCCCATAGACAAGGTGTAGTCCTGTTGGTAAAACAATCTTAGCAATTCATTCAGCCGCCAATCATAATCAGCTTGATTCGTTCCACTGATTAAAAAGCTCAGCTTAATCTTTTTGCCGTCTATATAGCCGTCGCCTGTGATGGTCGAGCCGTGGCTATATCCACGTTTTGAAGCTGTTGCTCTTACTGTCAGATCAGCGCATGATTCCAGGCTATACCTGTACGGGAGCTGCTGGCCATTGATAACAAGCGGATAAGTCACCTTATCGTTATATTTTGCTCTCAAAAAATCACCCCCGCATACCCATTGCAAGTGTATATTCAAAATCTGCCATCAATCCGTCATAGTCAGTGCCATTGTTAATGTCGCCGTAGTTGTTAAACTCAACCACTGTACCGCCGCCACCGCTGCTTACCGCTCCACCAATAGCATAACCATTATTTAAAGCATTCAGCAGGGGCAATCCTAGCCTGCGTACGGCCTTTGCATTGATAACATATTCGCCATTGCTGAGCATGGCGGGGATGCTATCGCTAGTGCCCGTGCCTGCACCAAACACGGGGCCACCATTTGCCTTCTGCATGATGTTGCCAACCGTGATACTGCCCAAGCCAGCCGCTGTCATTGCCGCTGTCGCCGCTGCATAAGCTGGCGGACCTGCTATCGGGCCAAGTGTGGCAATACTCTTTTGCACCGCTGCAGGTACGGCCGCTGATGCTTCTTTCGCACTGTTCGCCGCATTCTCAACGGCTTGTTTTTTGCTAAGCAACTTCTCCAGCACAGCCGCTGCCTGCTTCTTAATCATGAACTGTATAAACATATTGACAATGCTTTTCGTTATGTCCTTAAACACATCTGACAGCTTGCCGCCCTCTGTGATAACATCAGCAATGCCACTTGCAAGCTGATTCTTAATTGTCTCGCCTGCCTGCAGTTCAAAATCAAGCATGTTCTGCTGGCTCTCCATACGCCAATCAAGTAACTGTTGCCGTAGTTCCTGTTCCTGCTGAAGGGCAACCATTTTTGCCTCCTGCTCGGAATTGAGATACTCCAGGAACTTTTCCCGTTCCTGCTCATTGAATGCAGCATTCATATCGGCCTTCGCTGCCTGCAGTGCTGTCTCAAGGCTGATGCTCTTTTCGTATGCCTGCTGGTCAATAGCATCTTTCAATGCCTGCTCTTGCGCAAGGCTCGCCGCATATAACGCATTTCGCTCATCGTACAATGCTTTTGCTTTGGCTATGCTTTCCGCATTGCCTGTACGCTCTGCGCTTGCTCTCAACGCCTCTGCTTCCTGCACCGCCTGCAGCTGCTTGCTCAACATTTCGTCAACAGCCTTCATCCTTGCCTGCTTCTCTTGGTCAATCTTCGCAAAGACTTGGTCGCTGCCCTTTAGGCCTGCAGTCGCTATGTCTAAGCTCATCTTGTCGAAGTCCTCTTGCAAGTCCTTTGTTGCCTTGCCTGCTCTGGTCAAGGCTTCCGAAACTCTGTTGACTTCGCTTTCGAGCTGGCCAAAACCTCTACTGCCGCCGCTGCCTCCACTACCTACAGAACCTACCTTCGGGACTGCTAACCCCGATAAATTTACAGTGCCTTTCGGCTTCTTCGGTGCTTTGGCTTCCTCTGCTGGGGCGATCGTCTTGCCTTGCACCTGTTTCGGCGCAGTCTTAAATACTTTGCTGAGAAAATCACAAGCCTTCTGTGCAAAATCCCTAAAATACTTCAAAGCATTATTCAGCCAGGCTCTTAAATCGTTCACCCACTCAGGGCAGTATCCTGCGAACTTATTAAACATATCGCCGACCATCTCAACAGCTCCGTCTGCCATTGCATGAATCAGCATCACAATGCCTTCGGCCATCTTTATAACAGCCTGCAGGACTATGTTCACCGCTATTGTTACGGCCTGTACTAACTCGTCCCAATACACAACAACAACACCAATGGCAGCTCCCACCAATCCCAACGCACCAATAACGGGGAGGCTCACACCGATAAACGTTGCCATTGCTGCAGCTGCAGCAATCAATCCACCGACAAGCACAGTACCTAACACTGTACCAACCGCCGCAATGCTTGCTACAAGGGCAGGAGGAACGCTGTCCTTGATAACATCTGTAAAGCTCTTTCCTGCATCCCTGCCAGCCTGCAAGGCCTTTGTGAAATTGCCCAGCTCTGTGCCTACACTCTTTAAAACCGCCTTAATATCAAGACCATCTACAAGATAATCACCAATCACAGCCGCAGTAATGCCTACTGTTTCTTCGATGTTGGCGCAAAGGCCTGTAATCTCTTCAGCAGTTTTGGCCATCATACCACCATAAGTATCATTCATGCCGTCGGTCAAAACCTTTACGGCCGTCAAGCTGTCAATCATGCCACGCTCTGTCATCTCTTTAATTTCTAAGATGCTCTTGCCGGATGCTTCGGCCAACATTCCCCAAGCATCAATTCCGGCATTAGTGAGCTGCATAATGTCTTGTGTCTTAAGTGTGCCGCTAGTCCTAATCTGTCCCATTGCATAGGCTATCTGCTGAACACCTGCAGTTCCCTTGCCTAAACCGGATGCAGCATCACCCAACGTGCGCAGGGTAGGGATAATCTCTTTCGCCGTGAAGCCAAACGCCATCAGTTGCTGGCCTGCCTGTACAACACCAGGAACGTCAAACGGAGTATCAGCCGCAAACTTCTGCAGGTCTTTCATCATCTGCGTGCCCTTGCTGGCACTCTTAAGCATTGTCTGAAATGCTATCTCGTATTGACGCATTTGTGCTGACGCCTTGATGCAAGATACGCCCATGCTGACAATTCCCTTGGCAATATCAGCAATAAAATTGCCCACCTGCACAGCTCCAATAGCATTTATGGACTTGTTCACGCTGTCAAGCGCCTTGCTTGCCTTGCCGCATGCAGTGTTGACCTTTGTTGCGCTGTCCTTTACTTTGTTGGCCATATCGTCAAACTTCTTGCCTGCGTTGCTGGCCTTGTTGCCTGTGTTGTCAATCTTCGCCCCTGCATCGCTCGTGGCTTTTGCCGCGCCCTGCATGGCCTGCTCAAATCTTGAACTGTCTGCAGTAATCTCAACTTTAACTTGCTTAGCCATCGCTCTCACCCCCTCCATATAACTCGTCAAGAAATGCACGATCATCATCGGTTATTCGCCCGTCAAATCGCCCATCATTGAATATATCTTTTAACTTCAAAGTCTTTTTTGAGGACTTGCCAGCATAATTCGCAATATACACCGTCACCAATGCGGCCAGCATATTTTCCTGCTGTTGCCGTCTCCACCTGTACCCATTCCAGATGTTTATAACATCGGTCGGCGTCATGTATGCACATTCTTCGGGAGTCTTTTTCAGAATGGCGTAGAAAATCCACTCTACTTTAGAAAGCCACTCTGAAAAAGAAATTACTTCCCCTCGGCTTCTTCTTCCTTATCTTCCAGGGCAGTCAAAATCTCATCGAACGGGCCTCTGTCGCTCACAACCAGGCCACAAATACCCAACGCCGCCAACATTCTCAGCCGCAGGTCAATCATGCCGTTTTCTACCTCTGCACAATAATCCGCAATCCAGCTATCAAGCTTGTTGCGGCTGATGCCTCTTTCGTATACCTTCAACGAGCAATACAGGCAGGCAATAATCTCGGTAACGCTCCATTGCTCTTTCTGCATCAAAGAAAAAACATTATGGCTCGGCAACATTGCCTCCAGCTCTTCCAATGCTCCAATCGTGAATTTTGCTTCTCGTTCTTCACCGCCGATTTTAATATTTACGCTCTTTTTAATCATCTGTTGTTCCTCCTAAAAAAATAAAAGGGCAGTATAAAATATACCGCCCCCACTCTTAGCCTCTCGGGTCTGGCATTGCATCCTGCGTTTTGGGAGCACCCTTGCCCTTTAAAGTGACACTTAGAATCGCTGCATCGTCATGAGCTGCAGTTTCTTCCATGCTAGTAATGCTATACCAATTAATGACGCTTCGGCCGCTCTTGCTCCATCTTAGCAGATGTACAGGCTCGTCAGCTTCAAACGCTGCCCATAACTCTTTCACCGCTTGCTCTGCAGGCTTTACAATCAGCTCTACAGTAAGCTCGGTGCTCTTCACACCTGCTTCCGCATCGCCATAGCCATCGCTGGTCTTGTCGGTCAGGTCAATTTCTTCAGCGCTTGCGCTATAATCTGCGCTACGCTGGCCACCTAGCAAAGTCCATTTCGGGCTTTGCTCGCTTGCAGCCTCTCCATAATTGAGAAACACAAGCACATTCTTGCCTAACAGCTTTTCGCTGGTACTTTTCATTTTAGGTCGTACAGCCACCATGTTATACCTCCATATCATATTCGACTTGATATTCCAACAGCATCGCTACCGCCTTTGTATTGTTGGCCACTGCCCCAAACACAATGCGCTTGACTAAGCCGTTGTCAATCATGCCGCCTAAATCGTTATTATGCAACACCTCAAACAGGGTGTCGCTCAAATCATCAATATCAGTTGTTCCGTTAATATCCAGCACATAAATGCTATAAACTGCCGTTGCTGTGCATACATCATACGCATCCTGCGCAAAGGTAACCTCATCGCAAGAAATTGTACCCTCAACACCTTTGCCAGCAGCAGCACCTACGATATTAACGTTCCACTTTACGCCCGGCACTGCTTCCTTGATAATGTCAGCAAGTGCATTTGTAACTTCTCTCGCTCTGCTCATCGGTTAACCTCTCATAAGGCTAATGGTAGCACGGCTAGTGCCACCCACACCCGTAAAATCATTTGCGTTAATCATGGCAGCCAGCATCTTTACTTCCTTGCCATACAGTTCGGCCTTCTGTGCAAATACATCATCATGCCTGCTTCCGTCAAATGTCACGCTCGCATCTGTGCCAACACTGGCCACAGCACGCACATAACAGGCGTAGGCAACGCCCAAACGCTTCACGTTATGACTTATAGGCTGTTGCATCTGTGCCACGCCGTAGCGCGCCGCTATGCTCTCCAGGTATGCGTTCGCTTCGTCAACATCTTCTTGCGTGACAAGCAAAACCCTGTCGGCAATGTTATCAAGTGTAATAATCTCCACTACAAACCCTCCGCTAAATTATCAAGTGCTATCTGAAAACGCTTTTCTATCTTCGGCAGTTCCTTTTCTGCGGCCGAATACAAAAACGGGTCGACCTTTATGCCAGGGTGTCGCACCTTTTTTGCAAAGATGAACTCGTTACCATTCACCCATCTTAAAGCCTTCTTACTTCGTGGCACTATGTTATGCGCCTTCGTGCCTTCATGCAGGAATACGCCGTAGGGCACTGCTGGGGACAAGAATATTTCTGCCCGTGCATCCTCCACCGCAGTTTCTACACCCGAGCGTTCCATATTGCCCGACCTTGTTTTGTATCTATGATGAGTGGCCGCATGCTCTTTAATGTCACGTGCGGCCATCTTCATTTGAACCCGAACCATCTGCCGAACCTTTTCCGGCGCTGCTTCAAATGCCTTGACTAATTTTTCAAGGTCACAATCAAACTTCAGCTTCATCTTGCGCAGGCTCTTCCTTTACAGGCTCTTCCTTTACATGCTCTTCGGGCACCTTGTCAGCGCGCTTTTTCGGTGCCTTGCACTCTTTGTATCCGCTATTCTTGAACGCTGCAATCTGCACAGGATGAGTGAGCTCTAACGTTTCTTTACCATTAGTTAACCACATATAACGTCACCTCTTATTCGTGAGTATGCTTATAAATTGCTTTTGCTTTGTTGGTCAAAATAAATGCATCGTAGTAAATGCGGCCTTCCACCAATGCACCATTGATGCCAGGCGGATTATCGTGAATCTTGTACTCGGTCAACTTCACAGGCGCACAACACGCTGCAGGATGGGTAATAATAAAATCAGTCTTTGTCGGCATATAAGTGCTAGGAACTACGATAATGGCCACGCCATCAATCATGCCGACCTGGCCTTTAACCAACATATCCTGCGCAATGTCGGATGCCTTTACAAAGGTTGCGTCCAACTTGATGGACTTGTAAAACGCAGGGGTAACATAAGCGACACGGTTTGCTAAGGGCACCTTTGCGTCAGTCAGCGCAACTTGACCATCTAAAAACGCAGAATATGCATTTTTATCGGTGATTACTGCAGGGGTGGCGGATGTACCTGCACCAGCTGCAATCTTGCTCAGACGATAAATATCAAGCTCGGGAATAACTTGTTCGTCAATCTGACGGGCCAAAGCCTTGCCAGCTTCTTTCAACAGCATCTGATCGTTTAAATTGCCCTTGTCAATGGTGAAAGTAAATGCTCTATCACGGGACAAGGTCAGCTCCTGCAAAGTATCGTCCAACTCTGCCGGAGTGCCATAACGGTTTGCACCAGAACGGGTATAATCGCCCATCTCAACAGTGCCAATGGAATAAATCTTTACAGTTTTTACTCCCACAAATTCATATTCGTTGTTTACCGCAGGGGTAGTCACAGCGCCCAGGGTAAATCTTTCATCAACTTTAGTAGAATACTTTTCTGCATAATTTACAGTCATAACTTAATACCTCTCTTTGTTTAAGCTCCAAAACCTTCAAGGAAAGCATCAGTGCCACCACCAGCACCACCGCCAGCACCACCGCCGCCGTTGTTGTTAACCTTGACTGCCCAGGCATTGTCTTTCAGCCAGCTATTTACGCCATCCTCAACGGATACATCTTTGCCGTCAGCGCCTGTATATGCAAGGCTATCATCATCGTTAACCTTGATATTGTCCAGCAACAGTTTTGCCATGTCCTTCGGCGCTGCAGCATTGCCCTTTGTCAAAGCCTCTACTGCCTTCGCCATCTTTTGGCTTGCAATGTACTTTGCTTTCTGCTCGTCTGCCTGCTTGGTCATATCTGCGAGCTGGGTAGTAACAGTCTCAACCTGCTTTGTAAGTGTGGTAATCTGCTTTGCAACCTCATCAGGCTTTTTGCCGCCTTGGGCAAATTGGTCAAGTGTGGCCTTCATGCCTTTTGCTTTCTCAACAACATCATCGCCATCAGCCAAGCCGACTGCATCCAAAATGCTTTTCAGCTTAGTTGTGCTTTGCTCTCCTGCAATGCGATGCTTTTTAGCTTCGTTGTTCAGTGTGTTGATTTCCGCTTTAATGGCAGTGATAAGCTCTGCACCATTCTCAACCTTTTCAAGCGCGGTGTAAACGTCTTTTAATTCCATGTTTTATACCTCCGTATATACGGGCCTCCGCCCACCTTTTGCCTCTCCAGGCATATAAAAAAGCAGACTCCAAACGTAATGTTCAAAATCTGCTTAATCAATCATGTAATTTTTACAAGGTCACTTTCCTTTTCCCTTTCTTCTTTCAAAGTAAGGTTTGCATGCCTTGGTAAATCGTTTTGCTTCTTCTCGCAACTCCCTATTTTCGTCCGGCGAGCCTCCATCTAAACCTGTAGGGAAAGTGTCTCGGTATGGGTCGTATTTCTCAAAAATCTCCATTCTTCTGCGAAGATGCTCTGCAACCAATTGTCTAGCCTCTGCATCCGGCAGCTTAGCTACATATGCAGCATCATCAGCCTTTTGCCTAGCCCTATCCTCTTTTGTAACCATTAGCCATTCTCCTATAATCGTACTTATATTTTTTTGCAAGAATTTCATTTATTAAGTGGTATCCATCTATATCCATATCGATTTCTAAGCCCTCAATAAAATTTTTGTCTAAAACCTTTGAATACGCATCTTTACTAAATTCGTACAAAATTTCATCATAGGATTCGCTCAAAGTGCCAGGCTTGCGCTTTATTTCATACGCAAAGTCTTCGTCAAATCCCCTTAAAACGGAAAATTTATGCTTGAAAAATTCCCCTAGGTCAAATTGACTGAACGAATATCTTGTTTGGTCTATCGGATGGTTATGCGTCATGTATGCACCTTGCAACACATCATCACTCAGTACGTTAATGTTGACGTTTGCCTCTCTGCCTTTTACATAAAAAGTGCGACCATCTTTAGCAATTATTATAGCATTCTCGTGTTCACTAGGCAAGAATATGTTCTCATAAAACTTCAGCGTATCCATAATGCGCTCTTTGGGACAAACACCCAACTATTTATATTCCCCTACCCTAACATCAGGGAACACATCTTTAGTGTTTATATTTCCCAGCCTGCTTTCGGGCGCTCTGAAATCAACATAACTACGCATATACCTGCGCCAATCCTCGCCACGCTCCCAAGCAGCAGCTCCCTTGATGCCTAACACCTCTTTACGGCGAGCCTCTGATAAATTCTTCAGCCATTCGTTCCCCCCTGCCTGCACCCGTTCGTCCTGTTCCTTCATGTTAATCTCTCCCATGAAGATTTCTACATAGCGGCACAGGCAATGCGGATGCACTGGTATCTTAGGGACGCTGTTCTTTGGGTAAACCCCCTTCCCAAGCCCGTACAGGTCCGCCCCTGCATACAGGTCGCAAATGTCGAACTTCGGGTGCCTTGTGCCCAGCTTGAACCTTATTGCAACAACATCTTCGTCATCCATTGCCTTACGCAAGAATCCGTCTGCATATGCTCTTGCCATCTCCGTTCTTACAATGCGCTCCGCAACATAGCGTGATTTTTCATTGACTGCTACCTGTATCGCCTTTTCTAGCTGTTCTTCCGTGCCTTCCTGCACTGCCTTCACAAGTTGGACGTATGACGCACGGAGAGCCTTGTTAGGCGCTCCATTCCTGCCGAGCCTTACAATGTTACCTAAAGCCTTTTTCTGCGTCTGTATGGCCTTCCTATCACCTAGCGTGGCCTTTCGCACTTGCTTGATGTAGTGCGGCAGGTCCTGCGCTTTCACAACATCCCCACCCTGCTCATATCCATCATACAAAGCACGAGCCGCATCTGTCCACGCTGCATTACGTCGCATCTGCTGTCTGACTGTATCAGCAATCATATTATGCATCTTCTGCTCCGCTCCATGCAGTTTCTCGGATAACTTCATGCCGCTGCTGTCCCATGATTCAGCAAGGTTGCGTGCCCATTCCTTCTTCACTTCGCCAGCAACGACACCAGGCACAATACCATAGCCATACGCTGCCGCTTCTACCAATGCCGCACGCACATTATCCAACCTAAACACTTCGGGGAACTCTCTGCGCACAACATCAATGGCAGCATCAATCTTCCCGTCATGCAAAAGCAAATCATACAGGCGGTAAATAACTTTGTTGGCCTGCTTGCCCCACTCCGCATTAAGCCTGTTTATTAAATCTATCAGCTCTTGATTATTCTTCGCCATTGCCTTCACCGCTGTTAATATAATCTAACTTCTGCTGTTCCTGCAGGTTGCGGTATTCTTCCACCAGCGTGTCAAATTCGTCCGCCTTCAGCTCCGGCAAATAACTTGTCAGTATACGTTTAAACACTTCAAGATTAAAGCCATCACCAAAATTCAGCCCTTTGGCAACCTCTGCGTTAGCAAGTTCCTGCTCAACCTCGGAAATCTTGAAGTCGCTCGGATAGTTCACCTTGTAATCAAGTGCAACCCCCGTCCAGATGCTAAACATTCTTGCAACCTTCATTTCGGCATTTTCTACAGTGTCGGCAAAATCTGACAAAATCTGATTGGTTGCCTCATAATCCCATGCTTTCGCCTGCCCGCTCTGTAACTTGCTCGAACCTGTCACATTGACTACAACGGCCATGCGGTAAATTTCCTGCTGAAGGTTCGCAATCTGCGTGGCCAACACTGTCGCAGGGTCTGCTGGGGGCGCAATGAATGCAGGGGCGTGACTGCTGTCTACAGGGTAACTCAATGCATTATTAGTGCCTAGTGTAATTTCTTCTTCTGCGCCGCTGCTCGGGTACGTCAGCACGCTAAATGTCTGATTCATCATAATTTCATTCAGCCAGCTGCACATATTGAAAATTGCTAAGTTGGCACGGGCCGCACTTGCAAATTCGCTCGGCGGGAAAGCATCATGTGTCTTGTGTTCCCTGCTGAACAACGGAATCACGGGCACACAGCCGATATGCCAACTTCCCTTACGTTCCCCCTTACTACTTCTTAAAGTCCACCCCTCAGCCGTCATAGTGCGTGTAGCAGGGGTATACTCATTATCTGCATCAGGCTCAGCATACACAAATTTAGTAATACGCCCGAACTTATCCAATACAACCTCTTTGACTGCTATTGCGTCAACAACAAATGCATACGGCAGGTTGTTTCTGTCCCTCTCATAATCTGCCAATGAATTTACTGCAAGTCCTTCGGCCATGTCCATTACAATATACGCCACGCCGTTCAGCTTGGAACTATGTGCAGCCTTCTTCATCAGCTTGTCGATTCCATCACCCAGGAAATTTACGTCATTTGCAAACAACTCCCACGCCTTAACTCCAGGACCTGCATAATCACGCACAGCCAATGTCTTAAACACAGGGGCAACGTGTGCATCTACACAAGGCTTGATATAGTTCAGATAATAACTCAGCTTCTGCCTTAAACTGTACTTGTCTGCAGCTTCTCGCTTATGCCTTACGAGATATTCGCCCGTCTGAAAACCTCCACGCCCTGCGTATGCATCCTCCAGCAACTTATATAATTCCGTCTTATCATTCCGCATGTTCTCACCCTCCTAAAAATCTACCCTTGTCGGCGTTGTCTTAATTCTCTCTGTGATGCTCTCACATATGCCCGTCAGTGCATCCTCAGCATCATCATGGATGTTCTTGCCCTCTTTTTGGTAGGCGGTCAAGCTCTTGTAAAGCTCGGACCACCTGTTATGCCACCCCTTCGGGAAGTAAATATGTTCCATGCACCATGTTGCGTTGCTCAATATCCTTGCCTGCTTGTTTCGGTGCTGGGTGAACCAACGTACCTTTGTTACGCTGTCCCCTTTTGCCTTCAACAGCCGCTCCACATTCCTTGCAAAGCCACGGCCGCCGTTGTTGCTCTCAATGTCGGCAACCTTCACACGCTGCCTGTATAACATATCAGCCACCGCAGGCTCGGTATACTCCATGGCCTTTTGGGTGTAAACCACATCTAGGATATAAGCATCATCGCTGAAAGTAACACCATAACAATAACTAGCCAGGTAGTCGCTACCTGTATCGGCAGTATCTGTATAGCTGGCAATTCTCTTGAATAGCGGCAGCTCTCCATCATATGTCTTGAAGCCGCTATATAATCTGCCCTTGATGTCGATAGGCTCTTGCTGGTAGTTCGCACTCCATATGTCGAATCCCATTGCTTTTTTCTTCTCGCTGCAACTCTCCCATGACAGTATTTCATCACATAACATTCTTCCATCGTCCTGCACCGCCTTCATGTTGATATGCACAGCATTGCCGCCATAATGCTCCAGCACACGCCCTGCCAAATCATCAGTCGCCCACCTTGTCATAACTATGATAATCTTGCCGCCTTCCTCCAAACGGGAAAGCATAGTGTTCGTGTACCACTGCCAGTGTTTTTCCTTTGCTGATGCATTATATGCTTCCTCTGCACTCTTGATAACATCGTCAATGATAAGCAAATTACAGCCGAAGCCTGTTGCTGTGCCGCTAGGGGATGTTGCAAGGTAGTTATTGTATCCACCTTCCAACCCCCAAAGGTTCGCCGCTCCATCACCCGATTTTATCCGCACGTCGGGAAATACATCGTTGAACACAGGTATAAAAGCATCTGCCTTTTCCTCGTTGATGCTGTCACGCACACCTTTTGCAAATGTCTTTGACAATACCTCGTTATAACTGCCCGTCATTACCTTTAAGCTGTTGTCCCTGCCTAGCAGCCATTGTACAAACATCTGCAGTGTTCTGCTCTTTCCATGTCGGGGCGGCAGGTCCATAACAAGCACTTTTTTGTCGCCTGCATAAAACTCTTGCAGTACGTCGCACATCTCCTGCAGATACTCCCTGCGCTCTTTATAAAATCTCGGTGCCATCAAGTGGCAGAAATCAAAAAACCGCCTGCGGGCAAGCTCAACACTTGCACCAAAGGCGATTCGCTTCCGGACTTCATCACGCATCTTCAGCACCTTCCATCTTTGCCAATGCTCGTAGCTGTCTGTCGCTCAGTCCTTCGTATGGATTTTTAACCTCGGCAGCCATGCGGATTTCCTGCTGGTCGCTCTGTCCAAGGTAATTTTTACCGAGGAAGATGGCCATTGCCGGGGACTTCTCCGCTAGCTGCCATTGCTTCCTGCGCAGGGAAATTTTGCCGCCTGCTCTTTTTTGTGTGAATATTTCGGAGAAAGATTTCCCGTAGGTATCTCTACACCACCTCGTCAATGTCTTGTCGGTCACCCCGAAAAAATCACAAATCTCGGCCTCCGTTGCCTGCATAAAGCACAGCTTCTCAAATTGTTCTATCGGGATACTTTTCTTCGGCCTTCCTGTTCCCATACTTCCCACCTCTTTTCTCAGCATTATATAAACATCCAATCTTTCGGCACATCTGCCATCTTCAGCATCATCTCGTTAGGTGCTGTCAATCTGCAGGGAATGTCGCATTTTGCAATATTGGTAAAATATTCCTGCTTCTTCTGCAGAATATCCTCATCCATCACGTGGCCTACAATCTCATACGGCTTGTGGCAGCAGTACATGACTTCTCCACGCTCATTTATGGCTATCTGTGTGCTGTTGGCCACGCAGGAAGGGAAACGCCTTCTTACCGCGCCAAATTTGTAATTCAGCACCAATCTTTCGTCCTTGATGTTGGCCAGGTAACTCATAATCAGCTTTCGCTCTTTCTCATTTTCCGGCTGATTATAGTATTCGCCTGCTGTGCTTTCTACTGGGCGAATGACAATCTTGTCCACGTCCTCACTTTTCCAGAATGTCCAAAACTCCGCTGATTCCATCCAGCTCTTGCCTACACACTGAACAACAAGCTGAGTCTTTGCCCCTGCCTGCTTCAGCTCCCGTCTGTACCTGCGCACATTCTCAACTACGGCTTCGAAGCTGTCTACGCCTCGGACCGCCTTATAGCTCTTACTGTCCCATGCATCTACGGAAATCTTTGCGAATACAGGCTCCATGTAGCAGTAGCGGTTGAAGTTGGTATTTATGCCATAATTTACGCCGTTGCTCTCCAATGTCTTTACAATCTGCGTGAAATCGGGATTCGCGGTAATCGTCAAGCTGTCTGTCCAGGTCATCACACAATATATACCAATCGCCCGTATATCCCGAACCTTCTAATGCCTTTATTGTTGTTACGCTGCCTGCCCTGCCATTGCTGCAGATAAATATACAGAAATCATTCCTCATTTTCGGTAAGCTCCTGTAATGTCTTTGACAGCTCAACATAGCCTTTTGCTATTGCGTCCTCGTAATCAATAATCACCAGCGCAGAATCCTCCATCAGCTCCTGCACATCCTTCGGCGCTTGGGCATAATATTCGGCAATGTACTTGTAATTAAAAACATAGTGCCTTGTCGCTGCCATCTTCAAAAATTCCTTAATATCCTCGGGAACGTCTGAACCTTCTATGCGTTCCACAAGCTCATCATGCTTGCAGTGATCGCAGAGCATTTGCAGTGTTACGTCATCCCCCTGCACCTCATATTGCGGTATTTTTGTTTCACTGTTGTACATTGGGGGGGCACTTTCTTCCATGTCCAAATCGGGGAAGCCAAAATCAGCCATATCAATATCCACAATCTCGGCCAGCTCCTGCTCCAGCAGTTCCATGTCCCACTCCGACAGCTCGGCCAGCTTATTGTCCGCCAATCTGAACGCCTTCACCTGCTCATCGGTCAACCCCGCTGCACGGATGCAGGGGACTTCTTCCAGCTTCAGCTTCTTGGCAGCCTTCAGGTGTGTGTGGCCTGCAATAATCACATTATCCTTGTCGATAACTATTGGATTGATGAAGCCGAACTCTTTTATGCTGTTGGCCAACTTGCCTACGGCCTTATCATTGATTCGCGGATTATGCTCATACGGAACTAAATCCGCTATCTTAATACTCTCAATCTGCACAGTTTATACCTCCCTTTGTGCAAATAAAAAAGCAACTTGCAAAATCTGCAAATTGCTTTGATTTTTGGCGGGATACTGCGTCGACAGGGAAAATGTTAGAAAACCTGTATACGCCATAGCATCCCATATTATTATAGCCTACGGCCATTATTAACGTTGGAGGTGTTGATAGGATTCGAACCCATGTAGGAGGAAAAGGGATAACCTCCGGCAGGAAAATTGCGAAACCTGCCCTCATTTCCCACTCGAGCACAACACCAGGTAAACGGCCGCATCACATTCCGAACACGGCCGCCCTTTTGAAAGGAGACTCAATGCATCAACAACGAACTTGTATCAACCTTCTAAGCTCAATTATAACTATACTACGGCAGAAAACCTTTGTCTAGTACGGACTTTGTTGTGAAAAAATCATGAACTACAAAACACCCAAACCGCAGGCAACACCTTCAGCAAAAGCCAATATATCGGACTTCATCACGAAGAAAATCGTTCTGCGTACCCCTACGTTTTCCATAACTTCGTCATTGCTCATTCCCTGTTTATAAAGCTGTTCCAGGATTTTCCCTTGCACACCGCCGTTATAATGTTCTTGCACAATCTCAACCATCTGTAGCCAACGCTCGGGACGTCTCAGATTAAAAACACGGCCTGCACCATAACACACAACAACATTCGGAAGTTCGCTTGCATTGCGAATGGCTCTATTAGCCACAGGGTCGCCCGTAGAGCAACTTTTCCCGCAACCCCCTCCACTTGTACCCCCTGCATCGTTTCGACGCTCCCAGACGGCTTGGCGGACCTGTGATTCGTTTCTGAAAACCCATTCTACCAGGTTATTGCTTTTCACTCTTTTCTCTCCCTTCATACCTCACGGAAAATCATATCGGGATGCCTGTACAAAAGCAGTTTCCGTTTCAGCTTATATACATCTGTGCGCATCCCCTTTACGTCTATAACCTCTACACGGCCGTCAGCATATTCAACCACAAAATCAGCAGTATATGTCACTGCCCGTTCTGCTTTTCCATGATGCCTGAAGCCTTCCTGCAGTACGAATTTATGCTGGCGCTCAAAATCCTTGACCACTCCACCCATACGCAGCATCTTCAGCTCGCAATAAAAATCCGCTTCCTTCTTGCTGTCAAAGGTGATTCCGTCGACCACTGTTTTTTTCGCTCTGTATTTACTATAAACCATTCCTCGCCCCCTAGTGAATTTTTCCCCTGCACTTGTCTGCTATATAAGCATCATGCGACTTAATCTTTGTATAACTCGCAGCACGCAACATACTATACAGCCGCTCAGCCTCTGCGGCCATGTCCTTGCGCTGCTTATATTCAGCATAACGGCTACACCGGGCGTGGCACGAAATCCGGCGCTCGGTGCAGCCTTTACATGGCGATTGAATCAAAACGGAATTTCCTCGTCAAATACTTGACTGCCCATGTTTCCAAAGCCGCCTGCCGCTTGTGGCTGTTGTTGCGGCTGTGTTGGCTGTGCATCTGCCTTACGTTCGATGAACTCGAACCGGTCTGCAATAACCTCAGTCACCCAACGCTTCGAACCATCGTTGGCGTCATAGCTGCGAATCTGCACACGGCCTTCGACAAGTGCTCTCTGTCCCTTGCCTAAGCTGTTGCCTGCAAGCTCTGCACTCTTGCCCCAAATTACAACGGGGATGAAGTCCGCCTCTTTCTTGCCATCTGCGGCAGCGTATGGTCTGTCCACTGCCAACGTGAACTGCGTAACCACCTTGCCGCTCTGCGTGTAGCGGACTTCAGGGTCTTTTGTCAGTCTGCCCAACAGGATAATCTTATTCATTCTTTTCCGCCTCCCACTGCTTAACCATGTAAAGCTCAATAAGACTGTACAAAGCAATATCTTTCAAGCTCTCGTCAACCTTCATGCCATTAATATCATGTGCATACACATGAGCAATATGCTTGCGTGCGTATGCTTTGGCTTCCTCATACATCGCAGGGTAACTATCAGACCCACCACTAAGCAATGCGCCACGGCGAAAGTTCGCCAAAGCATCACCTTCAGAATACTGTTTATGCTTTGCTTTGAGCTGTTCTTTCAGCTCGTCCAACTGCTGGCAAATAAACCCTATAAACTCCATAACTACACATCTCCAATCCTTACCCATTCCTTGCCGTCAAACTGATAACCACCCTCGGGAATAATCAATTTTTCGTACCAGCTCGGCTTAATCTTCTGCGCCTTAAACCATAACTGCAACACATCGTTGAGGTCGCATTCAAGTAATGCTTTGGCAACTCTAGGACTTTCAATCATTTTGTCAATAAATTCATCTGTTCCATTTTCCTCCAGGGATTCAGCCTGTAAAGCAAAATTATCTATCAGAGCACCGACGTTAATTGATGGCAGCCATGTTGTTTTACGGCAACGGAGCACATCCACAATATCGCCCTTTTCAATGTCGCATTTGTCCAGCACATCTTGCAACGCCTCTTCGGGTGTCTCACGGACTGCAGCTTCATACTCTCCCCAGCGGCGCTCAGCAATGTAAAATACTTGCTGTTTATTTGCGTCCTCGACCTCACTCCAGCGAGCCACTCTTGTAAGCTCCACAAATGCACGCTGCAGGTAATAGTTTTCACCACTGCAAAGCCAATCATTAAGCAATGCAACCACAGAATCAACAAATTTTATTTTTTCCTGCTCAGTCATTTTGCACCCCTTATGCTACCTTCAGCGGCCCTGTTTCACCTTGATCCGAATTTTTCTCTGCCTCAAACAAAGACGTCTGCTGACGCACACCGCTCAAATACTCTTCGGCCACCAATACAAGCTTGCGGATGGCGAAAACACATTCTTCCGTCAAGCAGGTTTTTTCGTCCCACTCTTGGTCGGGATTGTAAGGCATCTCCGGCTTATTCGGCGTGTTGATGTTCAACGGCGCATTACTGTTGTAAAGCTCCATGCTGGCACTGATGGTTGCGCCCATTGTATCTGCTTCACCACCATAATTAAGACTTACACTCTTAACTGTGATGCGGTCAATATAATCTTCGGGAAGCTCGCACATCTCAATAACAAATTGTCTGAGGTCTTTCAATGCCTCCAAAAAATTCGGTGCTGGCTCTTCAGTGCATTTTGCCGTGTACTCATTCACAAAACCTGCGCCCTGCTGGTAGGCAATATATACGCCCTTGTCACTGTATTTGATTTTAGTGTAGCGGCGATCACCTAAAGTCTTGCGCTTGTTCCATGCATCGGCAGCCGCTTCCTCTGTTGCCTGCGCTGCACATGCACAGCCGCAGTTAACACAACGCACAACCTTTGCCCCTTCCTCCGTAAACATTGCGGCCGTATGGCCATAACATACAGGGCACGGCTTCAGAAAAATTTTCATTTTTTGTACCTCACTTTCTTAAAACAGCTCCTGCTGGCTCTCAATCTCCGCAGGTGTCTTTGTGGTAATCCTGGGATGCACACTCGCCATCCCACGTTTCATACGGCGCTCGTAATGCTCTCCATGCGGCGCCATGTAATCTTCGTCGACTTCCTCGGGTGTCGGGGTGTAATATGCAGCAGGCAACGGGATGCCCACACACAACTTTTCAAGTCTGCGCTTGCCATTAATGATATGATTGCGAACAAGATTCATGTTCGTACCATCAGGCCAAAACGGGTCGCTACATCCCTTTGTGCGCATATGCTCCCACTCACTGAAACTGTGCACGAGCCTTGCTGTTTCTGCTTTTATCTGCTCTTCGGCAGTCGGCTCTTTTCTTGCCATTTTTCTCACCTCATTTTTTAGTGCTCTTGTCTATCAGATATTTTCTGCTTACATCGATGACCTTTTGGCATTGCTCAACATCAAACATCCCTATATGTGTCAGTTTTACGTCTAATCCCATTTGCTCAGCCAACCAGCGATAAGCACCGCCCCTGCTGAAATAATGCTTGCGCCACAACCAATCAAAGCAACTATGAGCACGATGCCTCCACTTGCGTGTATCTGCATCTGCAAGCTGTCCTAGCGGCCGCTTTGAACCTCTATGGCAGCCTACATACGCACAGCAATCACGGCACAGGTAGATCATGCCATAACTTATGCCGTATATCTCTTTGCTGTCTACATATTCAGCAGGTTTACCACAGTATGGGCAAATCACTTTATATTCTGCACACATCTTTTCTTCCGTTTCTTCGCTCCACACTTCTCGGGGCGGTTCTGGCACATCTTGCATGGGCGGTCGCACTCCCAGCAACATATACCGCACAGCTCATTGATGGAACAGCCACTCTCAAAGTTACAGGTACATTCCCACTTCGGTTTCAGCCTCTCCACTATATTCGGTTCTCGTGATGTTGGAAAATTTTCGGGGACTAACGGATTCGGCTCTCTGTAATCTTTGTGGCCACGCCGGCAAATGCAACCTTTCTGCCTTCCATGTATCACCGCTGCAGCTTCCGCATCATACACCCTGCCACAATCACACCGCACTATAAGCCGTGCTGGCTTATATTTGCCCTTTGCGTCAAGCTCCCTAGGCTTAACGCCTAGCACTGTGAGCATGTTATATTTATGCCCACAGTACACAGAATAATCTTTTGTCGGCGTTCCCATATCTAGGCCACCTTACGGAAGGAAACTTCCCTTCGCTTATCAAAATACGGGATGTAATCCAAAATGAACTCGGGATGTTCCTTGCCATAATTCACATCGTTGAGGAAAATCCGCAGCAGCAACTGATTGTAGTTGTCAACATCATTCGCCGTCATGCCTATCTGCTCGGCCATGTCTGCAACTTCCTTTGCTGTCGGCCAATACGGGCCAAAAACACGCCCTTGACGCATCCTGCTCAATGTCCAGCGCAACAGCTTTGCATTGCTCCGCCCTTCCTTTGTGTCAGCATAGTTTACCGGGCGTTCCTTCTTTGCCTCTTCGTTCCTGCTGATTGTCGCTTCGACGTGCTCTGTTTCCGCCTGCTGCAAGGCTGCCTGCATCAACGCAGGGCAGATTACTCTTTCCGGGCTTACTATCGCAATGCCCTCAGCCTTCTGCCACCGCTCACGGCTGATGTTGCGTGGGATGAACACTCTTACAAACAGGTCAACAGTCTCCAGGATAATCCTTGTAGCTTCCTGCACCCTGTGTTCCTTGTCCACGCTATAAAACAGCTCCTTCTGCGGAAACTCCTTGCCTGCTTTGTACAGGCCTCTGACTGTTATTTCTACGTCACTCTTTGTGATTGTCGCCACTGCTTTCACCTCCAAAGGCAGCATCGAACGGATTCTTATATTCCTGCTTCGGCTTCTGCTGTTTTTCTTCGCTCCACCCTTCAGTAAACATATTCCGTGCTACGCCACCAACATACGCTATGTTGCGCTTGCCTCTTTTACAAGCTACCTTGATTGCTTCCAACACTATCGGCAAGCCATAATCTTTTTTCAACTGCTCCAGCTCTTCAGCAATTACAGGAGTAATGGGCGAGATATTTTGTTCCCAGATAACGATGAGATTACTCTCTCTTATCTCTTTACTCTTATCTCTATTCCCATTCAATCAGAC